TATAAGTGTTTGTAGCTGTCTAGGGCTTAATGCACCCTGCCCTCTTACTGATTCTAATACTGTTTGTACAGGTGAGCCTGCTATAATACCATTTACAACCTGTTTTTTAATGATTTGAGCCATGTTATCTAATTGATTAAGCAGAGATTCTGTGCTGTAGTTTTTAAGGGCTTGTAGTGTTTGTTCTGATACTGCTGAGAATCCTTGTATGGTTTGTAGCATTACACTATGACTATCATCATAAATATTGATTGCATTAGCAGACTTTGCTCTAATTATTTGCATTACATCTAAATCCTGTATAAATACAGCAAATTCTTCTGCTGTTTTAGTTCCTCTTAGCTTGTATAATTGCTCTATAGTTTCTTCTTGTACTTGAAGTAATATATCTGTAATAAGGTCTGAATTTTGTTCTATAAATAGTTGATCTGACATTAGCCCATCTATAGCCATTAAACAGGTTTAATTAGTTCTTGTAATAAAGAGCCTTCAGGGGATTCTTCTTCCTGTGGCTTTGCTATACCTCTTTCTTGTAAGTATTCTAATGCTGTTTCTCTATCAACAAACCTATCAGGATCTTTCTGCATAAGTATATCTGCTTCATCAATTAAGCCTTTAGATAACTCCCATTCCCATTTATCTCTCTGCTCAGTATCAGATAATACTTCCATGCTTTCCTCAAAGTCTACCTGCTCTAATTCTCCTGCATCTTTGCCCATATCTACAGCAATCATTAGTCTTTCAAGTTCAAATAGCTCTTTCTCTACTTCTCTCCATTTAATAACATCAGATACCCTGTGGTCTTGCAATTCAATTCCTCTCAATTTTAGTGCAACTCCTGAAACTGCTGTTGTACCCTCAACAAAGCTAATATCTATATGGTAGTTCTGTGCTAACATCTTATAAGCAGTAGTTACTGCACTTGTTATTGATTCTACTGTGTTAGGTGGGCTTACTAGATTCATTGTACCATCTGCCCCTAAAAAGGAAATCTTATCAGGTCCTACATCCAAATCATCTTTTTCTATCATAGATCCATTCACATAAATGTACCCAAATGATTGGAACATTATGTTAGCATTCTTGTTAGTTTCTGCTACATTGATAAGCAAATTTGTTTGTATTAAATCAGTAGAAGCATCTGTATCTAAGTAGCTAGATTCAGGCTTACCATCTCTCCAACACTCAACAAAAGGTAATACACCATAAGGATTAATCATATCAGGATTGTATTCATCTGTATATATCTTTCCATTGTTATCAAATGTGTATGTATTCTCTTTATCCCAATATACATGAAGTTCAGGTGTATTATCTAGCACAGTATCTTTAGTTGCTATAGGATAAACAATAGCCTCAGGCTTTAATGGATCATCACCAAATATAGGCTCATAATCAAATATAATATCATACTCTATGTGCATTTCATTCTTATCATTAAATCTCATGCAAGGTTTAATAAGCACAGCATCAAGCAAGTTACACATTCTTTCTGCTCTTTGTAGTTTAAAGTCTTTATGATGGAATAGCATTGGGGTTTCTTCCTTAGAATAAGTCCTGCTAGGTGGCTTCATGTACACTAAGGATACTCTATCAATAATTCTTTTAGTTACATTAATGTTAGCAGATGGTACCTTTTCAAATAGACTTGCATCAAAATAGTCCATAGTGTATGGTAATGACCTGCCTTTATAATACTCAAGAGCATCTAGCCTACTCTTTTTCCATTGATTCTTTCTTTTCTGACCTGCATCATACTTAGCATTCAGAACTAATAACTCTGCTGTGCTTCTTATCATAGTCTTTTTATACTCCCCAATGTATTTTTTATTATAGGTTTTTCCCAATGAACTGCATATCCCAAAGCATCTGAAAAATGCGACAAATCTTTATTGCTTTTGTCTATTTCTCTAGTTCCTTCTTTATTTACTACTTTTTCTAAGTCTTGTATAAGACCTTTGCATTTTGTGTCTATTATGAGGTTTCCATCTAATGCTCTATTGACAGCATTAACTCTATCTATTACAGGTGGATTCGACTTTAAGGCTTTAATCCTTACTCCACCTTTTCTGATAATCTCTATATCACTAAACATAGATGAACTTCCTCTCCTTATTCCTGTTGCATCAGGATATGCTATATATTCACTATTTGGGTATTTATGCTTAATTGTATTAACCATTCTTTCAGTTAATAAATCACCACTACCACTATGTGATAATGCTATACAATCAAACACTCTTATTTGGGGTTGTTGTTCGTATAATTGAAATAATACTGCACATTCAGGGTCTGCATTAAAATCGATCCCATATCTAACAGGCTTCCCCCTGTCGTATTCGACTTTTCCCACATTGGTATTTCTGTCGAACTGATAGTAAGTTTGTCCTTGTTGCAAAGATACGAATTCACCATCCCTGTATGCTTTGAGCAGTCTTTTATCATAGTTTTCTTCTAAAAGTTTTAAATAACTTTGGGGTAAATATACATTATCTTGAGTTTTTCCCCTAACTAAAAATTTATTATCATCAGCTTTTTCTACCATTAAGGTGTAAGTATACTTCATTCCTTCAGGGGTTGTACATATAAATATCTCAGGATTTTCACAATCTCTCATCCTACCAATAGCTTTGTTAAAGGCTAATTCACAATATCTATGACTAGATATATCAAACTCATCAAAACCACACCAAGATAAACTGACACCAACAATAGCTTGAGGTTTGACCATTTGAAAGATTTTTATATTACCATAAGCTGTCTTTATAGTATGCTTTGATACATTGTAATCATAAGGAATACCTTTATCTCTTAGTATATCAAGAAATGGTGGTACAAATACTTCCTCTGCTAGTGAGTAAGTAGGATATATTACCCAACCATTACTAATACCATCTTTATTCTTTCTGCTTACATGATTAATAAATGCTTTCCTAAGGAAGCTCCATGTTTTGCCTGATCCCATTCCTGCAACCATAGCCACAATAGACTTAGTTTTATTTTCACCAATAAAGCCACTTTTTATGAACTCCCATTGGTGTGGGAAATAATCTTCTTTGTGTAATGTTAAATTAGATGCCATCAAATACTATTTCATCAATAGGCTTAACTTCTGTGAGTTCTTGCTTATCAGTTTGGTCTAGTAGTTGTTTCCCTAGCCATATAAGCATAGGCACATTACCTTTCTCTGCTGCATTCCATTGTAGCTTTCTTAATCTTATTTTTCCCCCATCTCTGCCTTTTGTCAGAAAACTTGAATAACTCTTTTTAATTAAAGATTCAGTACAACCAAAAAAACTAGCTATCTCCCTGTTAGTACAGCCATAAGATGCTAATTGTTCTACTTGCTTTGTGTCAATGTCATATTTTTTAGGTCTAGCCATAGTCCTAGTATAGTTATGGAGATATGATTCTTTCTACTAAAATCTTATATTCCTTTGATTTTTCTTGTTTTACTTCTAGTTCTAACCACTTAGGTGAATCATCATGTATGTATCTTTCTAGTGCTAAAGCATCTATAAATTGTTTAAGCCCTGCAATTAGATTATCTATATCCATTAGTCTTTTAACACCACAAGTAATCCTTATACTGCATTTCTCACAAGTACCTTTAATCTGCTTATCATTCATCTCACTCCTAATCATAAACTGATATTCTCTTTTTAGCTTTTGTTTCTTAGCCCAATGCCATTTATCTATTGCATTTCTTGAGTAAGGTCTGTGATTTATCTCTATCTTATCTACCATAGCTTTGCAGCTTTCTTTCTTTTAGCCTTTTCTCTTTGCTCTGCCTTCCTTCTTTCAAGATAACATATCTTGCATTTTTTAATCCTATACCCACCATAGATCCTGTAAAATTCCTTAATAGGCTTAACCTTTTTACATTCAGTACATTCTTGAGTATTAGAGAGGGGCATATGGAGATCAAACCCTATAAGAGTGTAGGGATTTGAAGTAGGTTAAGGAACAATACACCCCTCTCATTTCTTCTTTACAATTCATTAAGATAAAGGTATTTTTGGAGCTACTGACCTATCTAAATATTCTTCAGTAAAATCTTTCATACAAGACAACCATTCTTCTTCTGTAGGCTCAAACCCTTTAAGTATTTTATCTACTTCTTTTTTATTTGCTGTTTGTATTCTATCTCCATTTTTCCATATATTTTCAGGCAAAAATCCTTTTTCTATCAAACTATCTAAAGTTCTTACTATAAACATAAGAGTTTTTTCTTCTCTGCTCCACTTAACTTGATTTAGTTTATATTTCATTTTTTGCTCCTTAACTTTTTCTTAGTTCTTTTATATTTCTTAACAGCTAAATTCTTTCTCTTTCTTTCCTGCTTTCTATATTTTGCTTTTTTATTAGGCATATTTATCCCTTCTTTTTTGCTAACAACTTACTATTACAACATCTACTGTCTTGCTTTAATTCAAACTTATCATAAAAATCTGACTTATTGTACTCTGAACATTTTTTGTTACTGCAATATGCAATAAAAAATTTTCCCGTTGAATCTGTTTTAAAGTTAATGGTTTCTGATTCTTTAGTAAAGCTATTTTTACTCCACCTAGCTAACCTTCTACTAATATCAAATACTTTCTCCTTCTCAAACCTCATTTTATTACCACCTGATTCTGTCCAATAATCAATAAAGCCTACTCTCATATCTTTTGAGTAATCCTCTGTAAATTCTGCTACTTTATTGCAAAACCTGTTTCTCCTATACCCTATTGTTTTTTTCTGTGCTACACTTGGTGTTAAAATTGCTACATCCATATCTTTCTCCTTATCCTTAACCTTATTATCTTGATTACTATCTTGATCTTTATATTGGTCTGCTGAGCAGGAGCTTGTAAGCCCCTCATTAGCTCCTAAAATACCATATTTATTTAATATTTTAATAACAGATATGTGTGCATTATTTGTATCTTTTAGCTCTCCATACTGAAAATCAACAAAACCTTTTATCCACCACTTATCTTCTTTTACTACTTGTATATGGTCTTTCAAATGCTTATCTATATCTTTTTGCTTTACAGGCATACCTGTCTGAAATTCTGCTAATTCAAGATCCACATCATACATACCTGCATGGTCGCAATTAGTTAGCATATAAAAATAAAACAACTTCATCTTAGGTGGTAAACATCTATACCATTTCTTCTTCCATATATCTGTTTCTACAAACCTCTTAGCCATACTTAATCTCCTTTTTTATTCCTTAACCTAGTTGTTAATATAATACTATTTATTGTTTTTTAAATACTCAATTCTTTCTTTTAATGTATCTATATTGTTAAATCCTTGCAACTGAATTACCATATCTGTCATTGATGAAAGACACCAAACACAAAAAGCAACATTACATATCCCAAAATAGCCAACAACATCTCCATTATCAGTTTCTATTTCACTATCACATATAGTACACTTCATACCTTAACTCCAAACCCTCTAATCCTATCCATTGGAATCATGTAAAACAGTTTATTATTTTCAGGATATGTTCCTGTTTCTATATCTCCATGCTCAAATAGCTGCCTTATGTAATACATCTCAACTAAATATGATTCATTGAACTGTGGGCTATGTATAAAAAACAATAACCCACCTTTCTCTGCTAAACTATCATATTGCTGATAATATTTAAGATCATGCTCTTTAATCTTTACATGAGTTCCTGTTTTTTTATCAGCCATCTTACACTCAACAAAATTAAAAGACTTGTTTATCATCATGTAATCAGGAGATTTCTGTATAAGTTTAGGGATCTTAAAAAAGACATCATGCAACTTAAATCCTTCTTCTTTTGTAATCCCATACTCCTTAAACCATATATTGTTTCTTTTACAGAATCTTTCAAAAGCCTTCTCACCTATATTTCCATAAGCCTTTCTTCTTTCTAGTGCTTCATTCATCTGATTCTCCTTCTTTTAAGAAATGACAATGTTCTTTACATTTAGAGCATAAACCTGTAACTAAGTCTAAATCACTATAATAATAAGTTTCAGTTAAAGGCATAGCCCCACAACAATTACTATTTATATCTTCTAAGTGTATTTCCATATTATCTCCTAAAAGCCTAGTTCTTCAGCTTCTTCAAGATGCACTCTTTCTCTAGGCTCATCTGAAACAAACTCTGTTTTTTTATTATTATCAGGATTTTCTCTTAATTGCATTTCTGCAACTGCTTTTTGTTTCCAAGCATCAACCTTGCAATCATTAATGATCCATACAAGAGTTTCTTCATCTACTTCTCTATAAGTCTTTCCTTGATTTTTACCACTTTTAAAGCCTATTGGTTTATCTCTCCAATCATTACCACTCAAATCTTCTTTTTTAGCCTTAGATGGTGTATTTTGCTTGTTTAAAGCAGTAACTAGCTCATCTGCACTTGCAAACTCACTACCTGCCCAACCTGCCGTACTCAAAGATCTCCCTATTGCTGATGTTTCACAGTTCTCTAGGGCATTATGCTCATTAATCATATTAGAGCCTATATCTTCATAAGCATGACCTGTAAACACATCATCACCTATTTTTACTACTGCCTTAACAACTACTATTCCATCTTTAAACTGAATAATCTCAGTTATAATTGATCTATTTTCTTTGTGGTCTGCATGAAATTCATTCAACCTTTCTGCTACTGTTTTATAATCCTTCCCATGTATTTTTACAGGCATTTTCCTATCTCCTTATCTTGTTTCTATTGGTTTTTTATTGATTATTAAGTATGGATACTTTGGATTAAAATCTAATAGTTCTAATAAAGCATCACATAATTCTTTTGACATTTTCTTTTTACCACTAAGGTATGCAGATAGATTACTTGGTTTTAAACCTAGCTGCTCTGCAAACCATTTTTGCTTATAATTTGAACAATTAACCAATGCTTTCAACATGATTGGTGAATGCTCATCTACTCTTATATATAACTCACTCATTATCTGCTCCTATTTTTGATATATCTAACCTTGATAAGTCAAATATATAATCTTCATACATTCTTAAAATAAGTTCTATTTTTCCATTTTTTTTATTTTCATCTTTTGGATACTTGCTTAAACATTGTTTTTTTATTTTTCTTACAATCTGATTTCTTTTTAAATCTAATTCTCTATTTATTTTAAATATGCTATTACAACTCATACTAAGATCCCCCATATAACATATAACATTAAATAAAACATTGAGAACATAAAAAACAATGGTGTATATCTTTCGCTATAT